TGCCTTAAGGATTTCTTGTATACGTAGAGAATCAGCATCCTCACCACGCAAGAACTCTTGATATGTCCTATCCAAGCCCTCTTGTTCAATCCTACGTGTGACATCACCGGCCTGGAGTATATCACTAATCCCGCTGATGCCCATATTCTCCAGCTCTGGAATCATACCAGCTGCCCTGAGACTTCTATCACGGGTCTGGTTAATCACGTCACCACGGCCCTTGGTCAGCGCAAGTTCAAGCTCACCTATGGCGTCATTAGTAATGCGGTGACGTTCACCAGTGGAGAATCTATTCCCGCCTGCGAACTTCCTATCCACTCCAGGCAGCACATCCTGGAAAAACTCCTGACGAAGTGGATCACTCACGTTCTGTTGATAATCCAAGTCTGCCTGCTGCCCCTGCTGAAGCATCTGCAAAAGTGCTTTCATGGTAGCATCTTGGGCTGCTGTACTCCCAGTGACACGGTCCATTGCCTGTTGTTCTAATGCCTGCAGGGATAGATTCTGTACGTTATTCGGACCCGTACTAAGTTGACCTCCAAACGGAGTATGTGTTGGCCCCTCGAGTCTGTCAGTCAACGGTTTAGTTAATTGTTTCTGCCAAGGCTCGAGTAGACTCTTATCTTGGTGTCGTACCTCTGGTGCAGAACCAAAAAAGGTGTCAAGTAATCCCATCTATATTCTCCTCAAATCCGCTACGCTGTCCAAATTTTGGACACTCGTTACCATTCACTCTCAAACTCATACGAGAACCCAATCCAGTCCATAGAAAACCCAGCTCCGGTTCCACTAATTCTCCACTGTACTCTCTTAGTCACAAACTGATTCGTTATCTGGTGGTCTGTCGCAGTGGCATTGAGTGTCACGTTCTCATATGTCGTCCACGATCCGTCATCAATCAAGTATTCGATCAACACCGCAGTGCCTTTAGCCCGGAACTGGAAATCATCTACCCGAAATTTGAACCTCGGATGAGAGAAGGCTTTAGTAACTGCGTGCCATACTATATCCGTACCGTCATCTGTCACAGCCAGGTGATCATATGTTACGGTTTCAAGTGTCTCCGCAAGACCGAGCAATATAACTGGAGCCTGTGCCAGCAGCTTGCTACTTGTCCAGTACCAGTCCTGCTCAGCCCATGTACCTTCGGCATCTATCCAGCGAAGTCCTTCTATGTTGAAATACGTCCCGAAACCACTGATACCTTCTTGCCATGTCCGAAATGTCCAGGCACCTGTATCTATTCTATACCTTGCAGTCTTTGTTGGATACGTCCCGCCGGAGACTGTATAAAAGAACCATACCTCTTTCAACTCCGGGACTCTGAATCCAAAGATGCGTGATATATAACTCGGATGGACCTCACCAAGCGTACCAAACAACACACTGTATATGTCTTCACTAATCGGTGTTATGTTTGCACCGCCACGGTATTCATACACGCCATCATTGCCAAAGAATATGTGGTGATCCTGCATGTCTACGACACCATCATGACTCTGGCATCCCTCATCTGAGATTACTGTCTCAAAGTTATACAGCCGCTCCGTAGATCCAATGTACTCACCACGGACTATTGATCTCGTCCGGTAGACAATACAATACGGTCCAAGCAACACCCCACTGGTTATCGGATCCTCGTTGTCAAACAAGTCCAGATACGAGGCATTCCCCGTAGTCCAGTCTATGAAATCCGCTGTGTCACTCCAGCGTATTCGCTGTGTAAAAGACGAACCTGTTTCCACAGTTCCGAATAGCAGTAAACTAGATTGAAATATAATCAGCGCAGCGCAAGTCGATACACCGATGCCACTCAATCCGCCTAGTGCTTCACATGTACTTCCATCATACACCTGAACGGCGTCAATCCCATTAGTGAATATAACATCATCCTGAGATGGGTCCGTGACTATGCTGATTTGCTTCGATGGATCTCCGGTCAAATCCACTGCTTTGACAAACTCAGCTGCAGCACTAATCGTCAGTCCGACAGGCACAGCATCTGTGATTACTATCGTGACTCCGGCAGGCACACCGTTGATTGTCGTCTGATGCTGTGTTCCATCATCCAGGATTATACCTACAAAATCTCCATCGGAAAACCCAGTGATGTCACCAACAACTATAGATGTCTCCCCCGCAGGTTCACCATCAGTACAAGATGTGCTAGTTCCATCTGACACATAATGCCACTCATCGTCCACTTTCAAATAGAACGTATCGTTTGTAACAAGTAGTAACTCCACACTACCGGATTGTTTCAGAAACTGATATGATCTCCTAGGCTCACCACGCAAGGTCTGACCGAATGTTGCATATCCAGTATCAGACCGCAACTCATGTTGGTAGTAATACAAGTTCTCACATTCTATCAGATTGGTTCCCGCCAAATCGTCATCACGAATCAACGTAGAAACACCATCCGTCAATCGGGGAACATATTGAAACTTCCAGTCCTCTTGCAGATCCAAGACAACATCTTGTGCTTGTGCTGGCATATTAGTTATCCTCTAACACCAAGTCAAAACCTGCACTAACGTCAGTGTCATTTGCAGAAGAGTTTGCTTGCATCTTTATAATTGCTGGTCCCGATATTTTAAACGGTGGCTCATATACATGACGCAGATAATTGGTGCCATCAGTAACAAGTCCTTGTGTATGCTTGATGAGATAATTAAGTATTTCAGTATCAGGATCTGTGTCAATTAAAAGAGACATTGAAACTGAAACTCCTGTTCTCTTAATAGCAGAGGCATAATAAGCTGTCATATATGCGGTTTGTATAGACGGAATACCATATATAGCCATCTGTGTCTGACCTTCACCAGCATTGATCTGTGCTGTCACAGTAGCTGCAACATTATCCGTAGTTGCTGTAATTACTCCTACATTGACATCAGTAACACCCTTTGTTAATACTTTCATCCGATGAATAATAACATATAGATTTGTTGTCAATACATCGGTTGTTCCATTCATCGTGACAGTTTCACTAGCTTCTTTTGTGTCCCAGTCAACTAAACCATATACCTCAATAGTCCTTGCACCATCTCCGACAGGTGATCCATCATCATCAGCGTGTGTCGATACAATATTATGTTTTACAGCAGCCTCAGGAGCTACCCAAATAGCCACGTCGTCAGTTGAGTTCGCTCCATCATGTATATCAGTATCAATTCCTAAATCTACGTTGGTACTCCTCCCAAACTTATTAACACCACTCAATCCCGGGATCTCACCCCTAGCTATATCCAACATCGTAGGCCCTCCGTTCGCATTGATAGCTTTGATAAACAAATCCCGGAGATTCTCGATAATCCGAAATAGCTGCCGAAACGAATGTGTAGTAGCCGGAGCTACATCATTCATCTGTACGAATACTTGCGGATAACCTCCGCGCAGTCTCACGGCCAGGTATCCATAATAAACGGGTTAGCCCAATACTCGCCTAGTGGCCCTTCCCTGTATGGACCATCAAATCCCTTGATCTCAGCATCCGGTGTCTCCTCTGCATCAGGTATGGCATCACCAAGCATGGAACGATATATCTTCCAGAATCCCATCGCACGGTCTTCCTTACCCAGCTGTGTCCATGCAATCACAGTAGCGAGGAGAATCAACAAGTCGTCCTTTTCCAGAAAATCTGATGTCTGAGCACCACTGGTGAGTTTCGTCGGCCAGATGGAACGTCTCAATTCTAGACTGTATGCCGCGTCAGGCACACGGAAGAACTCGAACTTTTCATTGTATCTTGTATAGTGTGTCGGTCGATTAACCTCTTTGTCTTCCGGCATAGGTACGATCTTATCCCAGTTCCGGGGATGTACCCATCGGAGTTTCCTGCTATGCTCATCATCGAGCAACCGCATGGAATGTATCTTTCTGGTGCCAACCGGTACCGTCAGGTATTTATCATCAGCTGGTGTGGATGTAAACCCAGTAGTTAGACTCTGTACATCTTCGAGTTCATCCCAACGATATACTCTAGCCAACCTGACCTGGGCCAAATTAAGCAGGAGTTGCAATCTATCGGAGTCAAACTCTGCAGTGCTACGATTACCAAGATTTCGTCTCAGTTCCGTTTGCATCTCAGTATTAGTCATTGTGCCCATAAGCCCTCCTGGGTAGACATCCCTGTCACCCAATTACCTCCATTAGATTGGACCAATAGCTATGAAGTCAAACGATCCGGCATCGACATCATTAGCCAGTTCACCAGGCGCAGCATCAAGCTGATCCCAGCACTTGACAGTCTTGCCTGTCGCATCCCAAATACCTGTATAGCCCAGATCAGAGCAGCTACTCAGAAATACCTTCGGTGCACTACGGAAAAAGTCATTAAGACCATTCCCGTTCCCGTCAACTATCTCTGCAAGGGTACTATTATAGTTCGTTACATCCATCGTCCCGAACATATACCCAATTCCAGGTGTGAGTGGTCTAGCCTTAGGCTGAGACAACGTCATACTTGCAGCATAAGCAGCCATATATCACCTCCTGGTTAGAACGGAAAGTCACAAGCGATGATCTTAGCCGTGGCATCAACTGCCTGAGCACAGTTATGATCGGTTTCAGCCGCATCCAACAGATCCAGAGTACCGTCACCTGCGCCAGAGGGCGTCAAGCTATCGCCATCAGCACCAGCAGTCAGAGCAATCGTCAGCGTGGCAGGACCCTTAATCTGAATCCAACCATACCCAGCCGCACCACTATCCAGGGCAGCCTGCAATACACCGGCACCAACTTCACCAGTCGCGTCAGACAAATCACTGGTTACGACATTAGTAATAGGCCCATCGTCCTCATCGTAGTATGCAACTTCACCAGCTACACCAGCAACCGCTGCCGTACCATTCTCATACAGGATGTACTTATAGCACTTGTTGCCTTCCCAACGAATGGTCCCAAGACCCTCTTTGTCAGTCGTGCTTGCATCGTCCAAGGGGGTCACAAAGACCCTTTTAATTCCACTAGTCATTTCCTTTACCTCTCTATGGTTTACATGATCGAGCATCCCTGCTCATATTGTATCTCCGTTACGCTTTACTACGCGGTGTCCATCGTATGCAGAACACCCTGGCACCGACGTCTGGTGGTCAAGAACGTACCGGCAGTAATAATCTGCGCAGCCCGGTCGTTAACCTGGTCGGGAATGGCTTTCCATTCAGTCATCTCGAAGTTCATCATAGGATCGTATGTGAACGACAAGAAGTTAGTGTTGAGAAAATACATGCGAGTATTCGCACAGCTGGGACTCCAGATCATCGGCTTGCCCTTAAAAGTCTGGGTGTCAAAACCCATCTCGGCGAGCTTGGTATTCTGGACCATGTACTTATCGAATGCAACGTCCTCGTATGCTTCATATGGAGTCTGTCCACATACAATGATGTCACACTGATCCATACGCAGGTTGTTACCCGTATCGTTCATCATAGTCCGCATCTTAGGTACAAGAAACGTAGCCATGCTCAGCCCAGTCATAGTGGCTTGTTTATTAGCCCACCATGTGTACGTAGCTGAGTTGATACCACCAACGGTACCAGCAGCGTCATCAGCAACAAGATGCTGCAGACCGTCGATTTCCATACCAGCTGCAGTGTCTGCAAACAGCTTGCCTTCCAACTCGTCCACGAGAGCATTCTTAGTGTTTTCCAGCTTCGCGTTCATCAGGTCGATGATCTTAGCCTTACCACTATTCTGCTGATCGTCTACACCAAAGCGGACTATATTACCATACAGGTATTTCCAGTCATACTTGGCATTGGTCAGGAACTCAAAGTCATTCATCGAGACCACACCGCCTTTCCCGATCCAGCCTACGCTCTCGTTCTTAGCGTATTGCAGTGCGGGGGCGATATTCCTACCGCCACGTTCGGTCTTCAGACGACCCTTATCTTTCATCCAAAACCAAAAAGGTGTTGCATCAAAGATCTGATCAATGACGGTATCTTTCTGATGCCGCCAAGTAGTAGTGTACAAATTGTCAAGTGACTCAGTTAATGTTCTTACGGCCATGATTGGCTCCTAAAATTGACTTTCATAGTGCATCGCCAAGCTCAGACATGGTCTCTTCCCACGCCTTTTCTGCCGCTTGATCTGGTTTCATATCAGTTGCGGGATCTGATTGTACCGCGCCGGGCCTCATGCCCCCAAAGGAACCAGGCTTGTTACTGCCCGTATCATCACCACCTTGCCCATCATCCTTAGACTTGTATTTCTCATCCATTTCTAGTGCTTTCTCACTATCACTGGCTCGTGCCAATATATAGGCGTCCTCTACAGAGATATTAGGAGTCTGTGCTACTCGTGCTCCCATCTCATCTTTCCAATCCCAGAAGTCTGGATGTGCCTCTTGGACTGCTTTCATCTCAGCCTTTAGCCCACCAGTTTCTACGGTCTTATGTAAGTTATCTACTCGCGACTCCATAGGAGATACCATATCTTCCTTGATACGCCCCACCACTGCACTTACTATTACATCTGCAAATTCTTTTCGCCCAAGGGACTCGAGATCAGCAGACAGGGGGTCAGGCTTAGGCTTGGGCGGATCAATAACAGGCGGTGGTTCTGCCTGCTTTTGCATCATAGCACTCATGTTGTCTTGCATAGTCTTCATGTTCGACGCCAGCGCATTCATGCCATCACCCAGGGATTTAAGTGCCTCAGCATTAGCGTCTGGTTTACCTTCACCAGCACCACCATCGCCATTTCCACCCTCATCAGGAGTCTCTTCGCAAAACCTTCGTTTGATATACATAGCTTACTTTCCTTCCTTCATCAGTTGTTCTCTGTGTTTCTGTAGAAATTTTGCATGTAAGGCTTTAAGCGCCCGAACTTGCATCCTATCTGCGTCACGTTGCATTCCAGCGGAGATCTTGTATCCCAGAGAGTTAAACGTGATCTCTATGCCACTTGGCTTAAACGTTGAGGTCATGCTAGGATACTCGTCCTGCCCAGCCTCAGGTTTTGCCTCATGCATCACTGCTGGCTTCTGTCTAGTATATGACATCGCTTCTTTACTATCATTCATCAAATAGTCCTCGTGTCCAAATTTTGGACATCAATCGAGTATTTTCGACTGAAGCCCCCTCTTATTACACTCTTCTCGTAAGTGCTTCTTAGATTTGATATACACCGGTTTGGTGTCCATATTATCCGCCCAACCTTCAGGAAACGGGTGGTATCGTCCCACGCCAATTTGACGCTTTGCCGGACCACCACATGCTTCACACGGAATGAGTATTGCATCCATCTTTTGAATCGTCTCAAAGACAGAATGGCATCCACTACATTTGTAATCATACAAGGGCATTACGCTGCTCCTGGTAGTGCCTGCGGAGCTTGTTGCCCAACATTCTGCATGAGGTTAACATACTGTCCGACATCCAATGGCTGCTGTTGTGTTCCAGCACCTTGTGGTATACCCCTCATCATACTGTCAAATTGCACACCGTGGATCTCATGCAACAGATACTGAGTCAACTGTATAGGATCGATCAATGGATTCTCTTTGAGTAGCTGATACATCTGAATGGCCTTCTGCTCGCGGAGTGCCTTCGTCTCTGGCAGTGAACTATCCGGATCTACCTTTACCTCATACTGACCCTTTTGTAACATAGCTGGTGTAAACCTAACCCAGAGTTGGACACCCATAGGTCCAACGATATCCACTACTTCTTCATGCGTCCAGTGTCGGAATAACACAGCGTTCATGTCACTGATAATGTCTACGATCATATCAGCTACCATGTCTCGCCTTTCGTCAACACGAATTTCACTCGCCATTTTAACGATCTCGGCTTCGTGGGCTGTTCTATCAGCACTACCTTCTGCGTACTCCCCGAATTGATTCCTGCCGAAACCCATTGTCTCTTGTATGTCTCGATGCAAGTCATTCTCTGCCACAAACAGGTCTGATGGAATACTACCTTCTCGTAAGACCACATCCGTGGATGGCTCACCTTTGACAGTGACGAAAGGCATCACATCCTCAGACACCATCTTAGCAGCATCCTCATCACTCAAAGTACCTTGTTTCACCATCATCTTGACAAGTGCAAGTCTCCGGTGTTTCATGATCTGAGTCTTGATCTCATTCATCTCACGCTGTTGATAATCCAGGTTGACACTATCAGGTACTCCCCAGAATACTTCCTCGTCGGTGTTGAATATAAGATCATAATATGGTATCGTGCCGTTCAACTGAAGCTCGTCATCATCATCCAAGAGCACTCTATCCGTAGCGTACGGTGCCAACACCATGACACGCTGTCTCTGCTTATCACGAATTTCAACTAAGTCAATCATATCCGTATATGGTTTCACACCCTTGCGTACCATCCCAGGATGATCCATTCTACTCCTGGAAGAGGCCGTAAGATTCTTCGTATGCTTCAGCCGGGGATCAGCTTTCACGTCATCAAGCGGCCTCCGAAACCATTCACCAACCCAGCGTGAACTGTGCATATCCTCGGCACCAGCTGGAACTATAAAGTTTCCTGTATGCGTGTTGGCTACCCACGGCATGTTGTCACGAATCAAGTCGTTGTATTCAAACACCTGTCCGTTATTCCCAACTGGTTCTGTCACACTAAAGCCAGGCGGCAAGTTCGGAGTGAACTCCGCACCAAACCCTAGCTTCACCACACCAGTGCCGAACATAAAACTCTTTTGCACAGCCATCTTCAGTGTCTGCTTCATCTTCATCTGACGCATCATCTTGTTATCGACACGCTCAAGGAGCTGAGCAAAAGCCATGTTAACAAGACCAGGACGAGCTGAAGTGATACTAACACTGGGATTGCGAAAATAGACCCTAGGAACAACTGTCCTAAGCATTTTGAAATAGATATTGCTTGGCATAATGCCTGGGCGCCAGTTACCACGATAGTAGGACCTCCACATATCCCATTGCTCTTCCTTGGCATACTTCTTACGATAGTCTATGCCCTTCCTGACTTGTGTCAGCCACCATGAGACATCAGGCTTGCTTCTAATATACCCACTCATAGGTAATTATACTCCCTAAGTTTTGACATTGCAGTAGGTACCTGCGTCCCAATATCTTCGCGGTACTGTAGTGATTCCACATCAAGTCCCTTCAGTGTTCGGTATGCCCGGCGACGAGCCTCCTGCACGTCTCGCCCGACAGCACAGGAGTTCAGCAGTATCCCGTCACTGGGCATATAATAGTAGTTCTGATCATTCTTCTGGACATTATTAAAATACAGATGTTTCAACGCACCGTCAGCTATGTCCAAAGCTACGGGTCGGCCCTCGATAATGTCGGTGAACGGCCAAGGAGGTAGACTAGCTCGTATGGATATTAAATAGTCATTAGACACTTCTAGTCGTTGCTGCACTGAAGCCGCCACACCGAACAAAACGTTTGTGATTGGTTCCTTGAGACCCTCATACAGTGCGTAGATACTATCCATCGTGGGATGCATCGTAAGGCCGTGTACGTCAATATAGTCGGGACCAACCATCAACTGAAATTCTACAAATCCCTTGTAGCCTAGTTTACTAAGCGCTTTCTCCGTATTATCTAGGCATTTCACAATCATAGGATTGTCACGCCTGGCCACTGTCATCACTGTACCCATAGACCTGACATTCGGTCCTAGGTCACCAGGAAACAACTTGGTTGATTCAAAACTAAGTAGGAAAGGCTTAATCCAGGAGTGTCCATTGAACAGTCCGAGAAGTCCTACCGCTGTGGGTTCATGTCCGTTGGAACGCTCCACCCTATCACCAAGTCCACACAGTGTGAGAAACTCCTCCTGTTTGCTCTTGTCTCGTTCAAGCATATCAATAGCCCTATGACAACCAAACACAGGACGGCCATTACCACGTAGGATTTTCGCATACTGTCCGAACCCTTCTGTAGCACAGACGACAAGATCAGACTCGTTCAACACCGGCCGCCATGCAGCAACCCTAGACACTAGGCCAAGTCCAGCAGGACTGTATCTCACATCCTGAATGAACACATGCACATCGTGACCCTCATCACTCATTCTATGGGCCAGTCCAATACACGTGGAGTCTTTCGAAAGTATAAGTATTTTCATCGCTTAGTGTCTCGTCTGTGACGCAATGGGAAACCCACCGCGGTTGTCTGTCAATTCAGAAATGATCCCCTCCATCGAGAAAGGATCCTGATTCAGTTTCGCAACTTCCTGCCGATTTGATTGTACATACATAGCTGCCTTTTCCAGTCCAGCATTACACATTGCCAGGGCTATCACACGATCATCAAAGCAGCCATTAACTGCACCTAGTGCGCCACTCTCCTTCTCAATGAACGTGTCCAGTTCTGATTTCAACACTGGACTATGTACTTGCAAATCATACGTGAGCATTCTCCTGAGTTCACCTATAATATACGGCTTGCTCTTTGAAGTAGTACGGACGCCATAGGTTGCTAGACGGTCAACGATTTCTGACTTTCTACCACCTGATCGTCTGTGCACAAGACTTTGGTCATAGCTCGTCAGCAATTCATTGATCGTCAATATACCGTGATTGTTAGCTTCCACCACAATGTAAGCATTATGGAAAAGTCTTCCAAACGCGGCAAGTTTACGACCAAAGGCGTCCGGTTCAATTTTATTACTAACCCATTCTCCCACCTGTTCCATTAGCTCAATACAGATGATCTGAGCAACAGACCTGTCTCCATCACTGTCACTTTTCTCATTCTTCTCTACTGACTTGCCACCAATGCCGCCAGCCACGTCAGCACCAATGCAATAAGTATAGTTAGAATTAGGATGCCCTTCCAAGTAGTGATAGTTGAAGTCCTGTCTTTTCCACTCGGCCGTCTCATAGTAGTTGACTCGGGTGAATAGCGAGCGTCCTCCCGACTGAAAGCATTCATCCAGCGTGATCGGATATTCCTGCTTAAATTGCGTAAGGTCGTAATCCAACTCATCAAGTTTGTCCCTACGCCACGCAAGTTGTCCAGCAGTCAGGTTGTACTTTTCTACTAGTTCCGGCTCCTCGAATTCCTCGATCAAATTACTCATGATCGCATCAGACTGATCTTGGTCCAAATCAAGTGTGTATTCCGAGAACTCGATCCAGTTAAAGAAGTGCATTCTGTATCGGCTCTGGCCTATGGCCGCCCGCATACAGGTCCGATGATAGTAATTGCCCACACCATTACCTGTGGATTCCAACGCTATCTCTCCATCCTTTGGCACGGCTTGGAACAGTCCAGTCAACAGTGTCAGGGGCTGTTCCCAAAACGCCACCTCGGAGCAATGGAGATGCGTTATGGTATCACCTCGACCGAACTTTTTCGTTCCAGCCGTGCCTATATAAAACATTGAATTTGTCTTACCGAATACGATTTCATTCGCACTGGCGTTCTTAATAACTGCTTTCGGCCCACGCAGGTTCTCAAGAAAGTAGTGAACCTTTTTCAACATTCTTTGTGTGCTAAGCGCATCGTGGGATATTACCACCGCCCGTACATTTCTCTGACTCAGACAGAGTGCTGTCCAGCGTGCGAGATAGTATGAACTTATTCCTTCCTGCCGGGCTTTTGGAATAATATCCCGGCCTGATAGCTCATCATCTAGGCGTCTCTGACTGTCGTTGAGCATAAAGGGCACGTCCCTGCCACTCTTGTCAGCAATGTTGAACATGCTCTCTATGATGAGACGTTCCTTGGTAGCCATCGGACTATTCTATGATCTCGTCCAGTTCATCAGAAATCGTTATCTGACCGTCTACAATCAGCTCATCTATTCGCACATCAGCCTGGGCAATCGCAATGTTCTTTCGTACAGTCTCAACCGCTTTTCCGAATCTACTCCAGTCCTTACGTTCGACAAGTCTATTCATCTGCTGCTTTTGATTCGCATCTAAGATCTGCCAGACATCCGTAATCGTGATTCGATCCGCCTCGTCTAGATACTTCCCTGCGATGATGCCTCTATACCGTGCTTTGAATTGTACGTTGTTCATTCTAATCGCCTACTGCAATTGCATGCTTGTAGTAATCACCCAAAGTCACTGCCGCTGCAATACGAATATTACTTCCAGTAGAAAGCACTAACATAGGCACGCATACAGGTAAAGTCCCTCGATGCCACACACCAGAAGTAACTTGATAATCTATATAACATACTCTACTTGCTACTTGCGCCCCAAGCAGCATCCACCACCCAGCCGCCAATGCTGCTGGTGTAGTGGTGACCTGCACAAACGTTGGATAAGTAGCAGTAAAGGCGTTAACCAATCTAGCTGAGCCAGTAGTGTTAGCACCGGTAGCAGTATCAGTATAGGCTTCTGCTGTAGCCTCTGCCGCCGCCTGTGCTGCATCAGCCTCACCCTTGGCATAAGCA